AGCAACAACACGAGAACTCCAAGTATTAGATGGATTCTCTTTTTCACAAAACACAGGTCAAGAAACTGTTACTACAAATGAGGCAGGTATTTCCCCAGTACGCGGACAGCGCAGCTTTAATACTTCGCTAGAGCCAGTAGATTGGAGTTTTACTACCTATATTCGCCCTGTAATTGCAGAGGGTGCTACAACTACTACCGGCATTGACGCTGACGACGTGGTTGACGCAGAAGAGTCGGTTCTCTGGGGAGCTATGTCCAGCACAAATGGTGGTAGTTGGACACAAACAGCAGGTACAGTATCCGCAGGGCCTCCTGTAAGCTATAGTGTTAAACCTGTTTCTACAGTTAGTTTTGCAAATTCTAATGTACACCAATTACAAGCTTTTGGTCTGATTATTGTTTTTGAAGACGTTACTTATGTTATCGATAATTGCGCTATTGATTCAGCTACTATCGATTTTGGATTAGATGCAATTGCTGCCGTTCAATGGGCTGGCAAAGGTACAGAAATGCGCCAATTAGCTAATACTGTACTTATTGGTGCACCTACAGCAGGTACTGTTGCCCTAACCGGAGGTATTACAGGAGCTTCAGCTGTTGCTAAAGCAAAAAATACTGATGCTCGTTTTATTGCTAATAAGTTATCAACAATGACGTTAACAGCTGCTGGCTTTGGTGGTGTATCTGCCGGAAGTTACACTATTGCATTAACAGGCGGTAATTTAACAATTAGTAATAACTTAACTTACTTAACTCCTGCTAATTTAGGCGTAGTTAATAAGCCGATTACTTATTTTACAGGTACTCGCTCTGTTACAGCTAACGTAACCGCATACTTAAAAACCGGCTTAACTGGTGGTAATAAACAAGGTGCAGGTTTGTTAAATGACTTGCTAACAGCCAGCGGCTCAAGCACAGAAAATAAGTTTTCTAGTGTAATCTCACTAGGTGGTGCAAGCAACGATACTCGTCTTGATTTAGATATGCCTACAGTTCAGTTAACTATCCCATCAATTACTTCTGAGCAAATTATTTCTACTTCGATTACTATGACTGCTCAAGGTTCTACAACCGGTGCTGCTGGTAGTGCTTATGATCTTGAAGGCAAGAACGAAATATCAATTAAATACTACGCAGCAGTTTAATTAACAGCTGCATTTTTATAGAGGCTGGGTTGATCTCCAGTCTCTCTTTTTAACCTTATTATTATAAAATGACTACTCTCTCTTTAAAAACACTGTTAGTTCCCAGTAAATCAGTACAGGTAGAATATCCTGGCATGCCTGGTTTTGTTGTTGATTTGGCATTTTTATCTCGCGAAACGCTTTTGTCGATTCGTAAGAAATCTACCAAAACAAGTTTCAAAAACCGTCAGGCTTCAGAAGACTTCAACGAAGATTTATTTTTACAGCTGTATGTTGAAAATGCTGTTAAAGGCTGGAAAGGCTTTAAACTAAGTTATCTTGAGCAATTAGCTCCAGTTGACTTAAAAGGTCAAAATCTGGATGATGAACTAGAGTATACTGCGGAAAACGCATTATACTTGATGAAGAATTCCAGTAATTTTGATGCTTTTATTAGTGAACAGGTATCTGACCTGGGAAACTTTTCGACGACCAACTCCGGCAAGTAAATCAGCAGTTGGTCAACTATCTTCAAAATATGAGTGTTGGTATGACCAAAGAACAGTATTTTGAGATGTGTGAAGCATTAGGCACAGAACCAGATGAACTTGAAATTCCTGTAGAGTTTGACGACTTTCCACTAGAAGTTCAACAGGCATTTAACGGATACCGAATGTTACGAGATGAGTGGGATACCATGAATGGTAACTACTTAGGCAAGTCGCTTATTGGTATAAAAGACGTTCTTGAAGCAACAGAGATTGAACCGTCTGAACACAAATTTATAATCATGCTAATTCGTATGATTGATAATGTCAGATCGGAAGAAATCAATAATAAGAAAAAGATGCAAGAGCCCGCTAGCTAAAAATTAGCGGGCTTTTTTGCGTTAAAAATTTTTTGGTTTGACAAAAGTGTGGTTGCATGTTATAATGTACACTAGTCAAGCTATTAAAAGTTTTAGCCACCAACCCTAAAGAGGAGTACAGATGGCAGCAAATCAAGTTAATATTAATTTAAGCCTACAAGATCAGACAAGCAGTATTAAAAAGCGTACTGAAGAAGTCAAAGACTTAAATAAAGAATTACAAAAAGCACAGCAGTACACTACTGGTACTAAATCGGGTGCTAAAGCAGCTGCAGCCAGCTTTGGCGCAGGTGAGAATATAGAGTACGGACGTGCTCGTGGATCTATGGGATCTACTGGAGCCAGTGGACGAGACTTTGCAAACCAGGCACAAGGTCTTGGGGGATTAGTTCGTTTATACGCTACCTATGCCGCTAACGTGTTCGCAGTTAGTGCAGCTTTTCAAGCATTACGTGAAGCTATGAATACAACCAATATGGTTCGTGGATTGGATCAGCTTGGTACCGCAACAGGCACAGCCATGGGATCACTAGCAAAGCGCTTTTCTGAAGCCAGTGGCGGAGCAATAAGTTTACGTGAGTCAATGGAATCTACTGCAAAAGCGTTAAGCAGTGGTATGACTCAGAAACAGTTTTTACAGCTAGGAGAAGTAGCTAAGAAAGCCTCTCAAGCTTTAGGTATTAACATGCCAGACGCTGTGAGTCGTTTGACCCGTGGTATAAGTAAACTCGAACCTGAACTATTAGACGAATTGGGCTTGTTTACAAAAGTAGGTAAGGCTTCGGAAGATTATGCACGTAGTGTTGGCAAAAGCGTAGATAGCTTAACAGATTTTGAAAAGCGCCAAGCGTTTGCAAATGCCGTATTAAAAGAAGGTATTGATAAGTTTAGTAATATTGATATACCTACAAATCCTTATGATAGATTATTAGCTACTTTAAAGAATGTTACACAGGGTATACTAGAAGTAGTTAATAAGGCAGTAGTCCCATTAATAGATTTTTTAAGTAAAAGTCCGACGGCTTTAACAGGCGTAATTGCTGGATTAAGTATACTGATCTTACGACAAGCACTTCCAGTTTTTACAAGTTATCGTGAAGCTATGCAGAAAGCTACGGCAGAAGCAGCACTTTTATCAGAAGAAAAATTAAAACAAGCACGTAGATCCCTAGAGTTAACTAGAAAAGTAAAAGCTGATGAAGTAAAACTAGAACTGGATAATATTGCACAGATTAAAGCTGAACAAGTAGATGCTGCAGAAAGCGCATTAAGGTCGGTAAGTAAAAGAGGGATATCCAAGGAAGTTCAAACGATTCTTCGCAAACCAGATATACTAAGTATTAACGAAAAAGACTTATCTGTATTAGATACTCTAGGCAGTAAACAAACTAAAGTAGCTGCACAGTACAGGCAGTTAGCTCTAGCTATCAGAGAAGCACAAAGCGCTAATGAAAGATATATGTCTGGAGTAGCTGCTGCAAATGAGAAAGTTAATGCTCCTGCAAGATTCGGATCTGCTGCTGACGCAGCTCAAGTTAAATTAGAAAGTGCTCGTAGACAAGCAGCAGCAGCTAATCTAGTAGGTAGTGTAGGAGAAACTGCTTCAACAGTAGGAACTATAGCCGCTAGCAAAGAACTGCTTTCCGGACTAAAAACCGAAAAGCTTGGATTATTTCGTGGAGGCTTAGCTGCTGTAAGTGGAGCAGCAAGCATAGCAGTAGCAACAATAAGTAATTTAACAGCAGTATTTAGCAAATTTCTTGGAACACTGGCTATAGCAAGTATAGCTTTTGAAGCATTAGATTTCCTATTTAGTAAAAATGCAAAAGAACTCGATGTTTTTAAATCAGGGTTAGATAACTTAGCTGAAGCTACAAAAACTGCTACCAATGTTTCCGAAAAATTTGGATCAACACTTAGTACTGATAGTATTAATGCAAAAGCCAACGCTTTCGCCAATTTAACCGAAGGCGTAAATCAAACTGTAAATCAATTACGTTCAGTTAATGCTGTATCTAGCGAGTGGGATAAGTTTATAGATGGCTTCAAAGTAATTTGGGGTGGAAATATACGTAAACGTTTCGAAGTAGGATTTGTAGATAGCATTGCAGCTGCAATCAAAACGGCCCCTGAAGGTAAAGTAAAGTATGAGCTCGAGCAAAAACTAGGTACTTTATTAAAAACAGATAATCTTGGTATAGAAGGAATTGCAGAAGCTGTATCAGAAGTACCTACTGATAAATTAGTAGATCTTTCTCGTAACGTATCAGTAATATTAGATGAAAGCGATAAAACACTTAAAAAAGCTCAACTAGTTACACAAAATGTAAAAGAAACTGGTAAAAATGCTTCTGAAGCATTTTTAACTTTTTCCAATAGCGTTTTTGGATCCAGTCCACTAGAAACTTTTTTACTCGCTTCTACTAAAAATATTGTTGCTATACGAGATGCATTAAAAGACTCAACAGGAGCAGCCGCAGAATTTGCTAATATTGCTTCAGGTGCTACTAAGTTAGAATTTTTGCCTGAACAAGCAATTGGCGATTTGCAAAGAATTACTCAAGAATACAACTTGATCAACAATGGTTTAAAAAATCAAGCAAACAATCTTGATCGCGTACGCGAGCGCATTAACGAAATATCCAAACTACGCAGCAGTTTTAGCTTTATGTCTGCCAACAAAGTGCAAGCTTTGGTTAGTGAACAAGAGTCTTTACAAAGAAGTTTACCAAAACTTCAAGCTGATGTTACACAAGTAGAACTAGTGTTAAAACAAAAAGCCAAAGAAGCTGGCGAAGTAATGGCACTGGCAGTTGGTAAACAACTCGAATTAGTGTTTCAACAAACAAAGTTACGTTTACAGCAATTAGACGTTGGATTTCAACAACAAGTGGCGGCTTTAAATCCTGTAAAAACAGCGGCAGGGATAAAAGAGCAAACTAGTTTGGCTGTTCGTGGTATACAGATAGACATTCAATTAAGAAAAAGCAATGAAAGCTTAATTAATTCCATCGACTTATTAAGAGTACAGATGGAAGTTACAACTGCAAAAGAAGCGCTCGATGCTGCAAAACTAGAAGCAGGCCCTGGAGCAACAGCTCTGCGTACTGAAAAAGAACAAAATCTTTTGGCAGCAGAAAATAAACTAGCAGCTTTAAAATCTGGCAAAATGGCTGATCTACAAAAATATGCTGCAACTGATCCAGGTATTATTCAGTCTGCGCAACGCCGACAAAGTTCGGAAGTGCTAAACAGAGAACAAGCTAATAAGATACGAATAGAAGAACTAAAAGGCGAAATAGCATTAAGTGACCTTGTTTTCGATAATAGAAAACAATCTTTAGAGTTCGCCAGACAAGAAGCACAGCTTAAATTAGAAGAGAAAAAACGTACTCCTGGTTTTCTCGGCGGAGAGCCAGCGGCATTAGCCGCTGTAAAAGCCGCAGAGGAAGAATTAGTAAAATTCCTGGAACCAATAAACAAAGCATTAGATGTTTTAGGTATAGAGCGGGAAGAAGCTGTAGCAAATATAGCTTTAAAACTAGGTAAAGATCAAGCAGTTAAAGATGAAGTCGCAGCAACTCTAGCACAGCGAAAACAACGTCAAACAACACTTTCAGGCTCTAAAGGTGTTGTTGCAGTCGGTACAGCTGAGTATAACTCAATGTTGGCTCAAGCTGCTGTATTTGATGCTGAGCGTGTGCGCTCCGAAGAAGAAAAAATGATGTTTGCTAAAGCCAATTATGATACTGGTGTAGCTAGCATTAATTCGGCAAAAGAAGAGCTAAACCTTTTAGCTTCACGAGGTGCAATAACAGAACAACAAGCAGCAGCTAAAAATCTTGTATTAACTACACAACAAGCAGAACTAGACCTAACACAGAAATTAAAAGAAATTGAAAAAGCCCGATTCTTAGCGCAACTAGAATATTCTAAGAAAGTTTTAGAGTCTGGCGAGGAAGAATCTACTGAAATGCTTGCACAGTACAATATGATTCAGTCTAGAGCTGCTTTAGAAACTGAGGCAGCCGAAAGAGATTATCAAGCAAAACTTAAAACAGCTAATATTACCGCTTCACTAGTAGACCGTCAATCACAATATGAACAGGTATTTAAAAATAGTTTTGAAAGTATGACTGATGCTATTGTAGATTTTACTAAAACAGGTAAACTTAACTTTAAGAGCTTAATAGATGGTATGATTGAAGGTATTTTACGTGTAGAACTTAAAATGCAAACACAATCCTTATGGGCAAATCTAAGGCCTGGAATTATGAATTCATTGTTTGGAATTACAATGTCCCCGGAGCAATTAGCTACTTCTGCAAACGCATTTAATATAAATGCTAAAGGTAATGTGTATGATACAGGACTACAAACTTTTGCAAAAGGTGGAATGTTTACTAATTCAGTTGTAAGCTCTCCTACTTTATTCAAATTTGCACAAGGTACTGGACTAATGGGCGAAGCAGGTCCTGAAGCTATTATGCCCCTAAAGCGTGATAGCAACGGAAACCTTGGTGTTCGCGCAGGCGGTGGCGGAAGCGTAGACGTAGTCGTTAACAACTACGGAAGCGAAAAAGCAGAAACTCGCGAAACTGTTGATAGCCGTGGTAATCGTAAGATTGAGGTTATTATTGGTGACATGACAGCTGGTGAAATTGCCCGCAATGGCAGCGCTTCGCAAAAAGCTATTCGTGGAACCTTTGGACTACAGCCTCAATTAATTAGGAGATAATTATGGCGTATACATATATTTGGCCAACAACGCTACCGCAAAGTCCACAAAAAGGATTTTCTGAATCTATAGGAGCCTTAATTATAAGGACTCCTATGGATGCAGGTCCTGCAAAAGAACGTTATCGTGGTCGTAGACCAAGTACAATGGACTTAACGTTTATTATGAAAACTGCACAAGTTGCTGATTTGGAAACATGGATAGTAAATACTCTTCGTGGCACTGCGCGTTTTGGTTTTCCACATCCCCGTACTGCTACGGTTGTAGAAGCCCGCATAGTTCCTCAAGGTGATGGCGAACTATTTAAAACAACCTACATAGCGCCAGGATACTGGAACATATCACTAGTTTTTGAGATCTTACCATGAGCAGACTAACCACAATGTCGCCAGACGCAATTCGTGCGATTTTCTCGCCGGAAGCAGACAGCGACTTGCTTTTCTTGTTAACAATTTATGACCCTGTTAATCCAAGCACAGTAGTTGCACGATTAGCAGACGGTTATACAAAGCGTATTAGTGAAACTGCAGACGAAGTTGTTTATGGTGTAACTAGTAATAGCCAAGATTTTATTTTCTTGCCTATGGAAATTTCACTGCCAACTGAAGAAGAAGCACAAGCTCCTCGTTGCTCAATCATCCTACGCGATGTTACACGATATGTAATACCTATTATACGAACTATTGTAGGTCCACCTACTGTAAAAATGGAGTTAGTACTATCTAAAACTCCAGACACCGTAGAGGCTAGTTTTGCTGGTTTTTACATCAGTAATTTTTCTTACAATGCTGACTCAGTGACTGCAGACCTATCTATGATAGATTATGAACGTGAACCGTTTCCAATGCACTCATTTACTCCAGCATATTTTCCAGGAATGTTCTAATGTGGCAAAATAAATACATAGGCATACCTTTCCTAGATAAAGGTAGGGATACAAACGGCATTGATTGCTGGGGGTTAGTACGTCTTGTTTATAAGCAAGAGTATAATATTGATCTACCTAGTTTTAGCAGTGAATACGAAGCTGACGATACTGAGCGTATGAGAGATATGCTTGCTCAGTACAAAGAAGGCTGGGAAAAGATCGAAGAACCTGTAGAAGGTTGCATTGTATTATTTAATATTTTTGGTATAGAATCACATATGGGTATTGCTATCAGCAGTACCCACTTTTTGCATGCGCGTGACAAATACACTAGCGCAATTGAATCTTTTGAATCTGTGGGTTGGCGTAATCGCATCACAGGGTTCTACAAGTACAGCGAGAGTAAAAGCGCAATCTTAAATGTTGTGCCACATCCGCTACGTACAGAACGGTTTACTGTACCTATTTTACCAGGTACAACGCTTGACAAGTTGGCTAACTGGATTAAGTTTGAGTATAAAATTGCCGAAGAATTAGCCAGCAAAATTACTATTTTGGTAAATGGTATTGTTGTAGAGCAATCTAAGTGGCATACCACAGCGCTAAAAGATACAGATCGTGTAGAGTATCGTGCTGTACCTGGTAAAGGCAATACATTACGATTAGTACTAACATTAGCATTGGTAGCTGCCAGTGGGGCATTAACTCTTGCAGCAGGTAATGCCCTTGGAATAGCGGGGGCTACTGGAGCAGGAGCTACTGCCGCAACTTTTGCCAGCGCTAATATTATTGCATATACTGCTATTTCAACTGGCGTTATGATGGTTGGTGGAGCACTTATAAATGCTATTTCACCAATTCGCCCACCAGATATTAATACACCTGGAACAAATATTCAGCAGTATATGGTTAGTGGTGGTGCAAACCAAGTACGTCCCTATGAAGCTATTCCTGTAATCTTAGGTAAAGTAAAAATAACTCCTCCGCTTGGCGCCGTTAACTATCTTACTTATGAGAATGATACTGAAAGCTACCTTTCAATGCTTTTGTTGTGGGGATACGGTCCACTAAACATTGATGCTAGTACACTTAAAATTGGTAATATTTCCCTAACTGAATATACATTACCAGTTCCGCCAGTTACATTAGACCGTAAAACTACACCTACAGCACAACAGTTACTTGATTTTACGGCTATTTATGGAAAAGATGTAGACGTAGTTACTAGTAATGCTACACTAACGTGCCCTGGGCAATATAGTGCTGTATTAACTGAAGGTAGTTTCGGACCTTGGGTACCTGCATCTAGCGGCGTAGCTGTTTATGACGCCAATGGAGCTGTAGTTCCTATTAGTCAGTTTACTGTGTCTCTTCACCTGCCACAAGGTTTACGCAGAATTTTTGCTGAAGGCAAGGAGTCTGGTAAGGAAGAGTCTGTATGGGTACGTATAGAAATTCAAGTCAAAGACGGGGCCGGTCCTTGGACAACCTGGACAGATTTTGCACTAGGCGATGGTACTGTTAAAAAAGATGCCTTTACTGTTAATAAAACCTACTATAACTTGAACTCTTTAAATGAAGTTCAGGTACGAGTTCGTAGAAAAACAGGTGCTGATGCTGAGTGGACCAAAGAAGCCAATGGTTATGCTAAAGCACAGATCTATGGGCAAGTAGTCTTATTACAAACAGTATTTCTACGGAACACTTCACCAATCAAAGAACCAATTAACTGTACACTTGCAGGCACAGCACTAAAGATCAAAGCCAATGAGCAACTAAACGGTCAGATTGAAGGAATTAATGCTCTTGTTCAAACATGGGCACCTTCATGGGATGGTACAGCTTGGACTACAATGGCAACTAATAATCCTGCCGCTTTATTTTTGTATGTGTTAAAGCACCCAGCTAACCCACAACGAGTAAAAGAAGCAGACGTTGCTAGTAAAATAAATTTAGCTCAAATTCAATACTGGCACAATTATTGTGTTACAAAAGGATTTGAGTTTAATAGCGTAGTAGGCTCACAGCGAAGTATCTTAGAAGTATTGAGGGATATTTGTGCAGCTGGGCGAGCAAGTCCTGCAATGATAGACGGCAAATGGTCTGTGGTAATCGACGAACCAAAGTCAAATATTGTGCAGCATTTTACCCCGCACAATAGTTGGGGTTTTGAATCTACAAAAGCTTTAGCAAAAATGCCCGATGGTTTACGAGTTACATATATAGATGAAGACCAAGACTATCAACAAGCAGAAGTAATTGTTTACAACAGCGGAAAATCTGCAAGTAATGCAGAGCTTTTTGAAAGTATTCAGCTACCTGGTGTTACTAAAAAATCTTCTATAATAGACCACGCACGCTGGCATTTTGCACAAGCAAAACTGCGACCAGAAGTATACCGACTAAATTCAGATATTGAATATTTGGTATGTAATCGTGGAGATCGTGTAAAAGTAATGCACGATGTACCTATGTGGGGCACTGGTAGCGGGCGTGTTAAAACACGCGTTAGCAGCACAGAGTTTGTGTTAGACGAACAAGTATTTATTGATGTTACCAAAAACTACACTATTCGTTTTAGATCTGCATTAGGTGCTACAGTAGAGCGTACACTGAATAAAACTGGTATGACTACCGGATATCATACCACAATTACGCTAGCCACTAGTACAACAAGCACCGAAGTAAATGCTGGTGACTTGTATATGTTTGGTGAATACCAGCAAGAAGCCCAAGACTTACTGGTACTTAGTATTGAACCTTCATCAAATAAATCTGCTACTTTAACAATGGTAGATTATGGCGTTACTGACACATATAATATTTTTACTGATTACGCAACACTAACAGCAGCAACTGTATTTGAGTCTCAAATTACATTACCTGGTAAAGATTTGCGAGATAGTTTTACGGATGCAGATATACCTACAATTAGTTTGGTTGTTAGTGATGAGTCCGCTGCAAAACTATTGTCTACTGGCAATTATGAGCAGCGAATTAAAGTAAGCTATACTAATCCACAAGAATTACCACGATCTACACAAAAAATAGAGTGCAGTTATTATCTACAAACTAGTTCTACTACAAGTAGTGGGATTGCTACATCAAGCACACTTATTAATGCTACTACACTTACAGAAGATTACAACTCTGGTTCTTTGTACATAAGTGGAGTTGAAAAAGGTCAGGTATATAAGCTTAAGTTGCGTTATGTTTCAAGTGACGGTCGCACAGGCCCCTGGACCAGTGAAATTACTCATACAGTAGGGCAATTTAAAAACTATGCTACTGTTACCAGCGTTGATGTAGATCTAGACACCCATTACCTAGTAATGAAGGCTGTATCCTCTACAGCATTTAACCCTGCACTATTTAAACACTACGAGTACAGAATCTACCGTGATACTGGTACAGGAGATTTTTGGACAACAGTTCCAGACTCTACTAATCAGATTAAAGTTGTAAAGTCAACTGGTACTGCTCAGCAAAGCTTACTTGATTTTACTGGATCTCGTATTTCTGAAGCTGGTGTAAAATATCGTATAGCCTGTCGTACAGTAGACATTCATGATACTTATGGAGATACGAGTGCGCTATCTTCTATACTTATCAAAACAATTATTTAAGAGGTAGATATGGCAGCAACCCTATCCGCAGGTGTAAATTCCGTTATATTAAAACTGGATACACCATACGATACTATTAGAACTACTGATATTCGGGATGATTTAATTAAGGTAAAAGTATGGTGTTCTACTACTACAGGTTTCACTCCAAGCGACTCGAACAAAGTATTTGACGCACTAAGCTTATCGATTGTTATATCTAAATTAGCTGATGGTACAGATTTAGTTGCTGGTACACCTTACTTTGTAAAATATGCTTTTATCAGTGACATTGATGAAAGCATATATACTGTATCTAGCCAGCTTACTGCTACACCTATTGTAGCTTCAGCACAAACTGTAGACATTTCTGGATACAGTGCGTTTGTAAAAAGTAGTACTGGCACTTTTACTCCCACCAGTGCTACGCTAACAGCTGTTTTAAATGGTATTGTTACACCAGTATATGCTTGGACAATTAGTGGTGGAACACTATCTGCCACTAATACTAGTTCGGTAACCGTAACACCAGCGGCAAATGCCACGTCAGTAACAGTCACACTAAGTGTTACCGGCACAGGATTAACTACACCTATTGTGAAAACTATAGTTATGGCCGTAGTTAACGATGGTCAAAATGCCACCGCGTATGGTTTAGTTGTATCTGCTGGTGCAATACAAAGAACCAAAGCGGGAGTATTAAACCCAACAACAATTACTGTGTATGGCTATTCTGCTGTAGGAGTAACTACTCCTGGGCTATATGCAGGCAGATTTAAAATTTATGAAAATGGTAGTGCTACTGCAAGTTATACTTCTGTTGCAAATGAGAGTACGTATACGTACACTCCTAGCTCTGCAAATATTACAAGTATTAAAGTAGAACTATATTTAGCTGGTGGAACCGTTAATAAAGTCGATGAACAAACTATACCTGTAGTAGTTGATGGTACAGACACTATTACTGCTGTATTAAGCAATGAGAGTGCAACAGTACCTGCTGATAGTACTGGAACTGTAACTTCTTTTGCAGGTGCAAATACCACTATGACTGTATATGTGGGTGCTACAGATGATAGCGCTAACTGGACATACTCAGTTACAAAAAGTAATGTTACCTGTACAGAAGCAACTACTAGTCGTACCCAAACTGTAACTGCACTATCGGCAATTTCAGGATATGTAGATATTACAGCTAGTAAATCCGGCTATTCAAGTATAACTAAACGATTTAATATCAATAAATCTTTAAACGGTGCTACAGGTCCTACTGGACCAATAGGTCCTACAGGATCAACGGGCCCGGTGGGGTATTCAACCCCTACTTTCTACATGAGTACATATGGAGCAACTTTTAGAAGGGATGTGTCTGGTAATATCTATCCAAGCAGTGTTGTAATAGATACAGGATATTCAAATTTTAAAGATACTCCAGCACCAACATTTCAGTGGAAAAAAGACGGTGTAGACATTAGTGGAGCAACTAGCTATAGTTATTCTGTACCTTCTGCAGATTATGCGTCGGCTACTTCCCACACCTATAGTTGTGTAATAACAGGTCAGGATTTGTCTGGCACAGCAAAATCTATTACTTCTACTACAACTATTCCTTTGATAGAAGACGGTGCCCGAGGACCAAGAACTGCATCAGGTTACTTATATTATCAAACTGCAACTACAACAGCACCAGGAACTCCTAGCGCTTCTAACTATAATTTTACTACTGGGCAGTTTACGACTTTAACTAGCGCATCAGGAGATACCGGTACATGGGGATATAATCCCATAAGCCCTAGCACTACAGACACTACCAAAAAAGCGTGGGCTTCAAGATACGTAGTATTAGAACCTGGATACGGCCAAGCAACTGGTGCAGCTACTATTAGTACGCCAGCAAGTAGTATTAATTTTGATGGAATTGTAACTTTTACTAACTATGCTAGTGGAGCAACGCCTCTTGCAACTGCCTCTAGCGTAGCAGGTAAATTAGATACTGCAACTGCTAATACTTCGGCTTTTGCAAATGGTTTAGTAGCAAATACTACTACTATTGATGGCGGAAAGATTACAACTGGCACAATTGCAGCAGCTAGGCTTGACTTAAGCGGAGTATTAACAGCAACCTCTGTTAGTAATAACGGTACCACTACTATTGATGGTGGACGTATTGGTACCGGTACTATTAATGCCGCTAGATTAGATTTAACTGGAGTACTTAAAGTAGGTACGGCTGCAAACGATATTAATACAAATACTACAGAAATCAATGGCGGTAAAATTTCTACTGGATCGATTGATGCAAATAGATTGACCATTGGTAGTACTACTGGTAGTGACAGAATACGATTGTATGATAATAAAATAGAAATATGGAATGGCGGAGTTCGCAGAATAGTTTTAGGAGATTTGAGTTAATGGCAACTTATGGATTAAAAACCTATAAAGCTGATGGGACTACTGTAGTCCTACAAAACTCCACCAAAAGCGGAGTTTTTGGCCAAGCATATACCCTAGCTAAAAGCGGTACAGCAGGACTACAAACAGTTGTAGAATTCCCACAGTATACAGGCAGAAGCATAAGACCTATGCAGCTTAGACCAGGTGGACATGTTTGGTACGTAGGTGTAGTCAATAACGTACCAAGAATAACTTTTACAGAAAATTCAGCTATTGGTGTTACAAGTGCTAGCTTTTATTATGATGAAACAGTTCTGTATATTTTTGTTAAGTAAGGATACCCATGGCCTACGGTCTACGAATAATAAATGACGATAGTGAACTACTAATTGATAGTGAGTATTTTAATCCTACGTTTGTACAAAAAATAGAGTTTAATACAACGCCTACTATTACAGAAGCTGCTACGGGTTTTATGCATCCTGGTTATATAAAACGAGAATATGTAAGTTCAACTGCTGCGCCTTTTATAGGAACTGGAAGCAGTTACGTAGTTATGTGGACTTTGCCCGATAATGGTACTAGTGATGTATACTATAACTTTGAAACATCTATTGCTTATTCTCAAAATAATCTTCTTTGCTATGTTTATGCTAACTCTACGGGTAGTGCATTAACATATACACTACCTACCGCGTATATATTTGCTGTAGATGCCTTAGGTTTAGAGAATACTACCTCCACAGGCCCAGCACTAAGAATGTATAATAGTGCTAATCCCCAAAGAAAAACTTTTGATAGTAATTTAGTACAATTAGTGCCTTATAGTATTACAGACACATTTGCGTTTTCTATATCAGGAACAAATCCAAATAATTATGGAACTACCCCAGTATCTATTAATTTATCAGTGCCTACTAATCCGATATTTATGTTACCGGATTTTCATGCACTTAGGATAAACAAAGGTGCTGCAAATAGTATTGCTCATGAAGAATACTTATATCAAACAGCATTTAAAAGAGTTGGAAGTACATTATATACAAGACTGTACGTTGTAGACTACTATAACGAAGATTATGCCTGGCCCTTAACACAAACAACCTTTACTAGCGGCAACAACAACCAATTGTCTGTTATTGTAGCAGATGCTAACCTGTATCAAGCTGTATCGGCCGGTGGAGGTGGTGGTGGAAGTAATCCTACGTATACGCTATCATCAAATTTTTCAACAAGAAATGAGGGGACTAGCGTAATAGTTACTCTAACAACTACGCTAGTTGCAGACGGAAGTACCTTCCCATATACTGTTACGGGTGTTAGTGCAGCTGATTTAAGTGCAGGAGCCTTAACAGGCACTTTTGTCGTTTATAGTAATACTGCTAGTGCAACATTTACATTTGCTAACGATGTATCAACCAATGAAGGCACAGAAACGTTTACACTAAGCTTAGATAATTTAGCGCCGACTGTTAGTGTTACTGTTAACGATACAAGCACATTTACACCACCAAGCTATAGTTGGAGTACTCCCGGAAACGTAAATGAAGGTGCTACAGGATTTACAACTTTTAATGCCACAAATGCTGATGGCAAAGTTGTAACCTTTTCAGTAGTAGCACCTAGTACTGGTACAAGTATTTCTGGGTCAAGTGACGGAACTTTATTAACTGGCAGTTGGACAATTAGCGGCAATGCAGCTACTTCAATAAATGTTCAGTATTCAGCAGTAGCAGATAATGCAACAGAAGGCCCAGAAGGATTTAGGTTAACTGCAACAGTAGACGGTGTCACTTATACAAGCGCTGATATTACAGTAAATGATACTAGTAAAACAATTGGTTATTCGATAGCAGCCGCAGATAATTGGAATGAGTCAAATACTTACTCAGTAACTATCGGTGCAGCTAATGCAAATGGCACTACACTATACCTAACAACAGACAATGCACTAGTAACACCCAGTTCTAGTACTGTTACAGTAAATTCTGATACATTTAGTACTAATATAAATTACACCGCAGGAATCGTAACCGCAAACACAACTGTGCGATTACATCTACGAACTGGTAGTGCTACAGGAACAATTCAAGCTTTCAAAGATGTTATAGTAACAAACGTTACACCATCTTATAGTTTTGGTGCGGTGTCCGCCCTGAATGAAGGCACAAGTGGTGCTGTACAGTTTAATTTTAGTTATGCCGCTAATGCTGCAGTGTCTTTTTCAGTAATAGCGCCCTCTAGCGGAACAAGCGGCGTTTCTGATGTAACTCTTAATACAACATCTTACACTGTAACAAATACCAATAACTCAGGAAATGTTAGCGTAACTTATTCAGTAGGGAACGACCTCTCAACCAACGAAGGCACAGAATATTTTAGAATACAAGCTAGTGTTGGTGGCTCAATGGTTGCACAAAGCGGCAATATTACTATTAATGATACTTCCGTAGCTGCTACTCCTTCTTATACACTAACTCCTAGCGTTGCAAGTGTTAATGAAGGACAGAGTTTTACTATTACTTTTTCTACGAATCAAGCGGGTAGTTTTGGATATACTATTAGTGGAGTTAGTTCAGCAGATATTAATTCAGCAAGTCTAACGGGAACAATCTCAAACGGATCAGTATTATCTTATACAGTTAGTAATGACTTGTCTACTGATGAAGGTACCGAAACTTTTAGTATTGCACTAAATAATGCACAGGCTTCTACAAGTGTAACAATATATGATACTTCTAAAGCTGCTGCGTCGTACCAAATATTAAATGCACCTACCTCTATTGCCAATGGAAGTAGTCACGTATTTACACTAAGATCAAATAATGCTAGTGGTGTTACCGTAACAGTATCAGACAACTCAACACGAGCAAGTGTTTCTCCAACTTCTTTTACTATTAATAGTAACCAGCAAACAGATACTTCAATCACAATATCAACAACTAATCCTACTTCAAGTGTTGCACAAGAAACAGTAACAATTACTTGTAGTCCTGGCGGTACGTTTAACTTTACTATACCTGCAGTAACTATAACAACACCTATTTGGTATAGTTATGATACTACAACAGCGCCTTTATCCTGGACAGTACCAGCAGGCAGAACTAGTATTCGAGTAGTACTACTTGGTGCTGGTGGAGGAGGGGGCGGAGGCAGTGCTGGAACTACGCCTGCTAAAGGTGGCGGTGGTGCTGGCAGACTGCTTGATATTACTTCTTATGCTGTATCTCCTGGCCAAGTATTAACAATTACAGCTGGAGCAGCAGGTTCTGGAGGTTTTTCACCAACCGCAGGAGGAGCTAGCTCTATTAGTGGAGGTACTGGCGGCACTCAATCTGCTGCAGGCGGCAACCCTGGCTCAGGATTTACCGGTGGAGCATCCGGAACACCTTTTAGTGGCGGCTCAGGAAATGCAGGTGCCGGAGGCGGAGGTGGTGGATCGAGTTCTACTGGATTTCCTGGTGCTGCTGGAGAAGGTGGAGATGGTGGATTTGGAACCTCAATTACAACCAATGCCACATATTACGTAGCAGGTGGCGGCGGTGGAGCAAGTAGATCAGCTATTCCAGGCGCTGGAGATGCTGGTGCCGGGATGGGTGCCAGTAGTAATACTGTTACATCAGTTGCTGGAGAAGCAGCTACTTTCTATGGAAGTGGTGGAGGCGGCGGTGTTAATGGTGGTAATGGTGGAGCAGGTTTTCGTGGTATTGTAATGTGGTTAGGATAATAAAATGGCTTATATTTATAAAATAGTTAGTTTCGACCCTCAACAGGGTACTTTGGGCATAGAGTTCGAAGGACAAGAAGCATATACTTATATGGCTCCATTTATAGACGGAAAGTATCTAACTGGAACAGCCTTACATGATTATATACAAGTACTGTACCCACAAACCTTGCCGTATGAACAGCGACTAGCATTAGTTGAAAACTTAACTGGCAGCGAAGAAATTCTCACTTATCTGCCAAAACCAGTTGCGCTAGAAAAT